GCTTCATTTCTACCTTTGTACCGTCTTGTAACTCAACTTCTACAACTTCGTAAACACTGCTTGCCATTTAATCCTCCTATGGATATAGTTAAATTATAGCACAAAACCCACCTCTTGAAAAGAAGTGGGCAATGTGTTTATTTAGTTGTTTTGGTTATTAGCCAACTACACGATCTACGATTTTACCGTAAGAACCGTTTGATGCTGGAAGTAATCTGAAAGATACTTCGAACATTGATGGAGTATCACGTTTTGCAGATACTGTTACACTGTCGATTGACAATGCACGGTGTGCTACATAAACACGTTCTACTCTGGTTGCTCCTACTGCATCTGGATCTCCAGATCCTGGACCAACTGCAATAAGTGCGCGTTCTACTGGAACTGAACCAAGTTCGCCTGAGTTTATAACTAAGACGTCTTGTGTTGCTCCGCTTGATAGATCTGAATCTGAACCTGCAATAGTTACAAGAAGATTTTCAAGTGTGGCTTCAGCAAATGCTGTAACCATATTAACTTGCATACCTTGTTTGTAAAGTTTTGCTACGTCCAGCAATTGATCTACTTGAACTTCACCGAAGTCTGGTTGGAATTGTAATTCCAAACCATTCATGGTAAATCCTACGTTTCTATAGTTTGCGTTTGCTTCTAGTGTATCTGCATATCTAGTTCCAGACACGAATGCTGGTACTGTTGAGACAGATCCTGAACCGAAGTTGTAAACTGCTGCTGAACCCGAACCACTTGAGTATTCAAGTGCTCCTTGTGTAGAAACGAATAGTTGTGCTGCACCTACGATAATTTGATTGCTATTACCTAAAGTTGCCATATATTTTTTCACCCTCCTTTTATAAGGAAAAGTGGGGCTGTTTCCTCAATACTATTATATCGTGCTTTTAAGACTCATTATATTGTCTAGAGTGATAGTCGTATTTAATAATAAGATCTCTAGAAGGTCTATATTCCATTAAATTAGATACATCTTGTTGACTTTCTGCATACCCCGATTGAAAAACATTTATACAATGAAATCTATATTTATAATAATCATACACAGAAGCACTTGCAGAAACAGGATAATTATCATATAATTCTTCTGCAAATTCATTTATATCATCTGCTGCAGCATCTTCTCTATCTAATACAAGGGTAATTAAAGAAGTAAGATTAATAGTGTTTCCATATCTATCTCCACCGTTGGCTGCTTCTCCATATAGTGATCCACCATAAATGGTATATCTCATTTGTTCACTTTTAACAGGATAAAAATATTTATAAGCACCTGTTCTTACTTTAGTAAATTTATCAAATACTACATATGGCAAGTCTCCATCTAATATTTCAGGAGGAATATTTCCTGCACCCGCTGGAAAAAATGGAATAAGTTCGCTACCACCTACTGTTTGAGGGTATAGGTTATAGAAGGCTGGGGCCTGTGTTTTAAACTGTTCCCAAACATATCTGTTGATTATATTCTCTGGTCTGTAAACTGTCATATTCTTTCTCCTGGTGCATTATTAATCCAAGATAGGGCTGCTGCTCTACCTATAGATGTAGCATTCTTACTCTTAGATGCAATCTTAACATTCTTTTGATATTCTTTAGAACCTCTAAAGTGATCATAAAATCTAATAGAGTTTAAATAGTCTTTGGTAAAATATATATTATAAAATTCATTATATGCCCTTACGAAAGATCCACGAGTTTCTCCGCCTCCAGGATTTGCAATATAGATAGGTCCGTTTCTAAAAAACTCTTCTCCGTCTATTTCAAAAAATAATACTTGAGCATCTTTTTCTTCAATAACTACTGGTATTCCTTCTTCCATAATATTTGCTTTATCGTAAAATGCTTCTTTGCTTGTTGGAGAAGGAGTACTAGATTCTAAAAAGTCTGCACTAACCACTGCTGACTTTCCTTGCAAAGATATAGAAAGTTCATATAGTCTTGCAAATGGGTCTCCTACTTGACCCCATTCGTAAACATGGTGTAGCATCCCTGGATGCGATCTAGCAAGTCCATCTAGGTAGTCATAGAATACATTTACAGAGGTACTAGCAATTTTTTCTGTTATCTTGTTTTGATTTCTTTTTACTTCATCAATAAAGCCTTGAGAGTAGTTTGTTACATTTGTGAGGGTATCTATAAAATTCTTTGCATTAAATTTAACCTTTATGGCACCCATTATTGATCCCACTTTTGTATTTGTGACTTGCTTATAAATAGTCTAAAATGTCTTAATGTATGATCATAGTTAAATGTAGGAACTATAGTCTTTATTTCATACTTAGTTTTAATTGCACCCGCAGAATTAGAAAGGTTTTGTCCATTAATCCATACATCATTTCCTGCAGGGTCTTTAATGTTAGTAATGGATATTGCCGTAATCGGCATATATGAACCATTAGTTTTTTTTCTTAAATCTTCTTTAGTTCTAAAAAATGCATTTGAGTCATAAATTAAATCTTGTCCCTTTGTTGTTAACTCTCCAATAAAACCTCTATTAGATAATTCACTTATTACTGAGCAATCTACCTTTCTATCAAATACCCAAGTTTTAGATATATTGCCATAGTCTTGTTGTTGAGTACTGGAGTAATATACATCTGCAGTCATTGGAAATAATATATCGTCTAATGTTGATGATGGAAGAAGCATTACAAAACCCCGATACGGAGCCTATTTCTATATTTCTCTAATATTTTATCAACAAACATATTTCCTGTATTGGTAGTTGGATTTTTAGCAAACTTAATCTTAAAGTCTTGATTATCAAATGACTCTATATATCTATTTATGTACTTGAGGTTATCAGACTTGATATCCTGGACTAGCATCTCACATGCCTCTTGAATGTCTTGTGGGACCACTTTCCAGCCATAATCGGCATCTACCCTATATTCTGACCCTTGTGCAAAAGTAGACTCTAAATATCTCTCGTGCCATACTGGTCTATAATTACTTTTGTTTTCAGCATCGGACTCGTTTTCTACATTTGTAATTGAAGAGCCATCTTTAGTAATTTCAAATGTTATAGAATTTACGCTAGCACTAAGACTTGAATCATAGACTAATTCTTCATTTTGATATACCTTATATATTTTATAAATTTTTTCATCTATAGGAAGATAGTCCATTCCCATACCCATAATATCTTTTTCTTTTCTAACAAATGGAAAGCCTTGTGTTTGAGAGTCTATAACATATCTTGCTAATCTTTCATATCCTATTTCACTACCGTCAGTAATTGATAGTGCTGCAGCAACTGAATCTAAATTACAGTACGGTCTAATAATTTCTATGTTTGTCATGATGACGGTGTTACCACCTGAGTCTTTAACGGATGCTGCTAGTGATCCTGTATAGTCTAAGTATTGTGGATCTAAAGTAAATGTTACTGCTCCAGAAATTGTTGATGCAGATGCTGAAAATGATTCTCCTGTATAAAGGTCCTCGTAATCTAATGTGTATGCTCCACTTGGAGAAATTGTAAAAGTAGCGGTAAGGGAAGTAACTTTCTTATATTGTCTTTCATTTAATATTTCCATGTTTAAATAAAATCCTCCTTACTAATTATATCATTTATATAAAATGTTGAAGGGAAGACGTTTTTAGTGTCTTCCCCTCTAATTCCCTAAATAATTTAGGTTATTGTTTTGAAAATGCTACTGCATCTGTTTCTTCGATTTGTGCTCCGAAACGTAAGAAAGTAGTATATTCAATAGTATCTTTCTTAGGTTGGAACTCACGATGAACAGTAACGTCTCTTTGGAATCCCCAAATACGATTTTCTGGGAATGTCAAAGATACGAATCCTGCAGGCATCAATGGTACTTCTACCAAAGGAATACCTAGTACACGGTATGATATTGGAGCACCTAATGTTTGTGGTGCTGTTCCGTCAATAACGCGTTCTACGATTCTTTCTGAAGGTAGGTTACCAGATGAGCCAAGACCATTAATGATATCGGCTACTGTTTCGCTAGAAGCATAGAACTTCATGGCTGCTCTTGATGCACGATACTTACGTGGCATTGCTAGCACAATTGCTTGCAAGTCTTCAACGTCTGTACCATATGCACCGCCTGCGTCATTACCAGTTTGTTCTTTTACATAAAAGCCTTCAAGGATGTTTAGGAATGTATTTGTTCCTGAACCTGTTCCGTTGATTGCTAAGTCTTCAAGATCATTAGCGAATGCACGAGTCATTGTACGGACCAAGTGGTCTTCCAATCCTGCGCCTTCGATATTGTCTTCAAGTGCTTCTGATGATACTTCCCAGTCTAATCTAACTTTTTTAGTTGTGATTTCAACTTTTGTGAAAGTAACTCCAGCGTTAGTGTATGTAGCGTCTGCTTGTGCAGCAGCACGGATTACACGTTCACCAACATTTAACTTCTCTAGTTCTGCTGTGTTGCCGCGCATTGTTACACGGCGACCATCACGAGCGAGAACTTGTTGCTCGAAAATATATTCGATAAATTGGGCTGACTGTTCAGCGTTTAAGATACCGCCACCATCTGATGGTTTTGCGGTTCCTACTGGTCCAAGTTGAGATGCTGGTGTTGATACACTACCAACTCCTCCTGAAGCAATAACGCCTGTTACGGCTGCCTTATTTAAAATTTGTTCTTCTGACATGTTTTTTTTCACCTCCCAGTGAATTTTGTTTAACGATAGAGGTCAGCGGTATTGAGGAAACGCCCGCCCCACATCGATCCTTTTTTTATTTTATTTCCCTGCACGACCCCGCCGAGGTCGCCAGACTTACGGATAGCGGTGTCATCTTCAACTGCATCGACACGCTTTCCAAACTCTTCTACATTGCTTTTTACTGTTGTAACTTCCTCTGTTACTTTTGCAACGCTCTTTGTTAATTCGGCAAGTTGTTCATTAATTGATTTTACAGTTGATGCTAAATCTACAACTGCTGCGGTAACGGACTTGCTAATTTCTTCTACAGAAACTTTAACTGTTTGTACAGCATCTGCTAAGTCATTATCTTTGCTTTTTACGGCCTTTTCAACATCTGCTGGTGCGTCTTCTGCTGGAGCATCTTCTGCAGGAGCAACTGGTGCTACTACTTCTTCTGCTGGAGCATCTTCTGCTGGTGCATCTGCTGGTGCATCTGCTGGAGCATCTGAATCAGACCCAACGATTTCATCTACAACGACTAATTCGTCTTCTACAACTTCTGTTTGTTCAATTTGAACATCTTCTGCAACTACTGTTGCTTCTTGTTCTGTTTTTGCCATATTATTTACCTCCTTATTAGAATTATCAGAAACTTGTTCTGATTTCATTGTAACTCTTCTCAGAGTTTTCATCTTATGTCCTACAATTGTGTCAGTTGCTTTACCATCACGGTAGAGCCTAATAGCAACTGCTGGATCTTCTGGAGTTCCTGTAATAGTAAAAGAACTATTTGGAACTTTTATTTTTCCATTGCGAACGACTCTAGTTACTTTTCCTCTTGCAGTACCACCGCTTGAGTTCCATGAAACCATGTCGCCAACTTTAACTTTTGATGCTTTGTCCATATCTTCTTCCTCATCTTTCTTTTTTTTCTTAGGTTTAATAGTTGTAGGATTTTTAGTAGGAACATTTTCATTGGTAATAGTACCGTGATATGCTTTGATTAAATTCTTGATTACCTCGTTTTTTTCATCATCAGTTGTTTCTACAAAACCAATTAAAGTTTCTCCTGATCTAACATCTTCTTCTTTAGACAATCTAACAAGACTATTTTCTTTAGACCAGTATACATTTTCAAGTGACATTTTTGTCATTATACCGTCAAAAGTATTATGTCCATCTTCTGCTTTTTGAATAGATACAATATTAGCAAATTGATTTGCAGGATTATCTACAAGCGATAATTCGTGGAGTTCGTAATCTTTAATAACCCTAATGGATTTATCCATTTCTGGGTCGTATTGGTCTTCCGTATCTTTGATGCTGCCACCAATAGAAAAACCAGAAAGAGTGCCATCAAGAACTTTTTCCCAAGTATCTTGAGCACCTTTAGAAATATATGCATCTACGTACACCCCATTATAAAACTTATCCTTTTCTTTGTCGTAAAATTTATCTGACTTAAATGACATTACTCTGCCTACAGCCACTGGCATGTGCATTTCACGTAAATTTCCACGGAACCTTTCAAATGCCTTTATACTTACATCAGTAGGAACAATGTCTGACTGCTTGTCAACATTGTCAAGGGTGGCAAACCCAGAAACGGTTCGTTTCTCTTTATCGATTTTAGCGATTGGCATGGATAACTTAATAGAATTATCTTCTGAGTGCCAAAATGCTTTATGCATATTAGTCATACTACTTCCATTATATAAGTGTTTATAAGAGATTTGAAAAACTTATAACTATTTATTATTCTACTGTTCTACCCTCGCCACCAGGACCTCGTCCTGTAGTGGTTGAAGAAGAATCACTATTGTTATCAGTTCTTTGTTGATCTCTCATTCTATTGCCACTGGCTTGAGATACGATCTCTGCTCTCTGTTGAGCACCTAAGACAATAGGATCTTGTCCGCCCATTCTTGATGGGAATCCAAGTCTTTCACGAACTTCGTTAGGAACAATTACCTGCATTCTTAGATATCGCTCATCAATCTGACTTTGAGTAGTCTCATCGGTTAGAGTTAGTTCGTTAAGTTTAAAAGCAACCATATCGGTCTTTTCTTTTACAATTTTATTTATAACCTTTTCTAGGTTTCTTTGTGCTGGTCTTGCAACCTGCTCTTTGAAGGTTCTATCAGAGGATATTGCTGATGCTATTGAAACTCCAGCGCCTCCTCCTACTTTAGAGAATGGAACTTGATGAGCCATTAAAATATCGTCACGGTTAGATTTGCGATATTTTTCAAATGATCCTTCCTGTATTCCATTTTCAATAGGCTCCATTTTAAAATCTACTTTATTATCTGTAGAGTCTCCTGGAAGTGGTATGTATAGGGTTCTATGGTTTTGTCCACGAAGTCCTGATTGTAAGAATCTAAATAACTTATCTTCTGCATCAGATGATAGTTTTGCTCCTTTTAGAGTAACTATATATCTTGGTACTGCTTTATTTTCAAAATAATCAATATTATATCTACCCGCTAAATTATCTCCAACCATAGCAACGGATGAGGCTACTGTGTCTGGAACTCCGTAGTAGGAAGTCTTTGGTGAGTACTTTTTAATGTGGATTAGTTCGTTTGGTCTAGGATCGTTAGTTACTATGTTTAATTCTTTACCTTGAAAATTTCTAAAGTAAACTACTCTTTGATTTACTATCTGTATGTACCCATCACGCAATCTTCTTACTCTTACTGTAGTTGATGGAATATGTCCAACGTATCCAATTTCTCCATTAACCTTTCTTCCAATTTCTATGTACCCATTGCCTGTTGATTCAGCGTCTATGTATACTTTTTCTAAAATATGACTAAAGGTATCTTCATCGTTTAGTTCTTCTAGCCACTCAGTCATTTGAGCCTTTAGTCTTTGAATTTTTCTTTGTGCTCTAATTAATTGCTCATCTGATTCAGCATCTTCTAGTCTTGCTAAAGTTGAGTCTGTATTTATAAATGAATATCCTAAGCCAACAGTATTTGCTACTTTAGCATTTATAGCAGCATGGTTAGCAAATGAGTTTTCATAAAAGAATGCTAGTTCGTCTAAATTATATGGTGGAACAACTACGTCATAAAGTCCGTATGCTGTAACTATGTCTTGTTCTTGAAATAATTGTTTTGATCCTGTATTTTCTTGACCAGTAAAGGCTTTGCTTATTGATCTAATTGCCCTACGTTTAAAGTTTGAATCTAGTCCTGAATATGTTTTTGCTAATTCTGCATCGACCATAAAGTCATCGCTTTTTTCTGGTCTTTCCATTCTATCTAGATTATCTATTCTTGCAATAGATTCTAATTCTTCATTCTCCATTTTTGTTTATCCCTTTTTTTGCGTCCATCCAGGCACCAATGTCGGTTTCGCTGGCAATATGTCCTTCTTTCATTCTTGAAATCTGTTCAGAGTATTCCATTTCTGATACCCTTTTTACCCCTGGCATAAAGATTACCTTTCCTGCTGGAGCATTGTAATATCTAGCAGCCTGTGCTACCTTGCTCATCTTATCTAAATCATACATATTTCCTGGAATATTCATTACGTTGCCGCCTTTGTCTCCAAAAGCCTTTCCGTTATGATCCATCTGCCACACATATAGGCCATATCTTTGTTGTTTGTTAAGTACTTTTAACTTTGATTTACCATTTTTATCAATATTATTATTATTCATAACCTAATTATATCAGATTATACAGGTCTTCCGCTATACTCTTGCCAAACTGTTCCAGTAATTATTGTTACGCCATCAGAATTAATAGATAAGGTTGAATTATCTCTTCCAACTACGCTAGAAACTCCAAAAGTAGAATCATAAATTGATTTTCCGTCAACAATAAATGTTAAAGGCTCGCTCTGCCCTTCTATTTCACTCCATAGTCCAAGTCCAGATTCGTACCAACTTGACCATGTAGTATCTGCTCTCAAATCTCTCCACTCGTTATCAATAAATATAGAACCAAGAACATCTGAAGACTTTTTGTAAAATGCAATATTATTAACCATTAGTCCTTCGTAGATTTCTAACTGCCCTACAGAACTTGGTAAGTCTATAGATTCTTCAAAGGTAATTATTATTGTATTCCAAGATAAAGGTTGAATATATGGATTGTCTACAATATTACCGTTTTGATAAAAAACTATACCAGTTGCTTCATTGTCAGTATCCTCGTCAAAAAGAACCATCTTGGCCCTAGTGTAATTTGACTCTGGAACTAATTTAATATCATAGGATCTATCTCTAGTAGAAATCTTTCCTACCCGTACCGTTTCTTCTATTGTTTCACCCTTGTTGTAAAAACTCCAAAACTGAACACCTCCAAGCAAATATTCTGTTGCCAACTGTTGATTAATTGGAACAGTAATACCTCTAGTGGCAGTACTCTCGTATGGCAGAACGCTAATGCCAGAATCTCCAGTATTATACATATAAGAAGTAGAATCTTTATATATAGTAAAAGGGTTTTTTAATTTATGGGCATATATATCTCCATATCTATTAAATGGAAATAGTTTATATCCGTCAGGGCTATTAATGGAATAAAAGGATGATTCATCATATGCAAGGGATGATATAGACATTCTTTTAATTTTAATAGGACTTTTATTTATACCCTTTGTTTGAATTTCTAAATGTATGGTTATATAATAATCTGCAAAGTCTACTAATTCTTTTGGTGGGAATATTACCGTTCTATCTGTTACTTCAAACTTAGTATTATTTATTTGGGTAGTAGTATATTGATCTAAATCTAATACCCTATCTGCACCTATTCTTATAGTATTAGAATACTCTGTATAAGGAATATTTCCTACATCTGTATAATTTTGTAATGTTATATATGTTTTTATTGTATAGTCATCTCTTGAGAATGAATCATATGCTATGTCTAATTCTTCTTCTGTTAAATACTCGATAAATAGAACTGTAGAGGGGGCTCCTCCATCAAAGGATAGGACAACGCTAGAAGCAGATGTGGTTGGTGTACCGCTATCAAAGTATAGATCAAAATCTAGACTTGTAGACAGTCCACCGTCAAGAACGTAGTACTGATCTTTTTGTAAAATTAAAGGGGATGGTGCCTCTACGTTAAACTGCATTAAGTCTAAGTCATAGTATGGATTTTTGTTTTTATCTTCTACAAATTTTCCAAAGTAAGAAAGTGGTATAGAGTCTTCCCAATACCCAGAACTTCCAACGTCTATGATAAGACTATCTGATAATACCTGTGTAGAAAAGGTGTAGTTTCCAATGTAGTCTATAAGACTATCTGGCTCAACGTCTGGATCAAAAAATCCGCTGTCGTCTATATAGTTAGCAAGGTCTTTATCTGTAAACATTCTATTATTAAATGTAAAGTTAAATATCTTTCCACTAAACATGGATGATTGATTTCCACCCAAACTAAAAGATATGTTTTGGGGGTTAGAAAAGAAGTTATTTAAAGTACTTGAATATTCTTGAGATATAGTGTCTAAGTCAAAACCAGCAACAAATATAGCATTTCCCACAATAGCGTGATCAAATATCTTAGTATCGTTATAGAAGTACTCTACTCCTGCGGTGCTTGTTTTAACTGTAAAGTTGTTATTATTGAAGTTATTAGAGAAGTACATTAATACTTCTTTAGTAGCGGTCAGAGTAGATGGTGCTCTAAATACCCCGAATATACTTTTAACTGGGGTACTCAAAACATTCAAACTATTAAAGTTGATACTTGAAACTATATTGTTATAATTTGCATTAGGCTTTAACTTGATAAATGGATAGTCAGATCCTTGTATATTATAGTTGTCTATTAAGAAATCATCTAGGTCTACCTCTTCACTAAAAATAATTTCTGGAAGCGAATATTCTGGGTTTGTAAGATATTTAGAGGTACTGTTAGAATTATTGAAGAACCCTGAGTTCCAATCGTTCATATCTGGGTAGTTTATAGTAGAGGTGTATTTAGCGTAAGGGAAGTCTACCTGAAAAGAATCTCCCTTAAAGTTAGACACAATGTTGTTTGCTGACTCAACCCCCTGAGCGTAAACAAATCTTTTCTTTGCAATTTGCTCTGGAACTATGTATGGATATATAGCAAGAGCATCTATTTCAAATGGGTATACATTTTCATTTCCATAAACTCCTACATAGTTATAGTCCTTATCTGACAATGTAAATTTAGTTTGATCTATGTCCATATCAATAACCAAATCTCCATTGATTAATAATGAAGCAGTATCTATGTTGTATCTAAAGTCTAGTAGCATAGGTCTATACCATTTACCTATAAAGTATGACTTTCTATATGGTCCTATCTTAATTGTTATAAAGTCTTTTTCTACATAAATACCGTCAGTTGTTGTTAGTGGTCCAAAGATTCTTATTGGAGTTGTTACATTTGTATGCGTCCTTAGCCAAAACTCTAAAGTGGTTTCTTTATATCTGCCAGACTCATTTAAAAATCCTTCTGCTGGAAAAACCATAGATGGTATTTCTCCATAAAGAGGGTGTGCAATATTAGTTATATTTGTAGCACCAAAAGTAATAGGAAAATTATCACTGTAAGAAAGTAATCTATTGTTTTCAACTATGTAATAACCATCTTTAGATTCTGCTATTCCGTAAGAATCTGCTACTACCCCAGTTATTGCTGAGGCTGATAAAGAAGAGGAGGCAGATATGATGTTTAATATATTGGGGTCTATGCTTGCTGATAGTGTTCCAGTGCTTTGATAGTGAAATAGTTCAGACCATTGACCAACCGATAAAGCATTTATAGAAAAGTTATAATCAGATCCAGAATTTCCTAGTGACGTATTGTCATAGTTGACTTTAAAATATGGATATATATTAACATTGCCTGTAGGAATATTTAGGGTATGACTTATCTTTGTCCATACCTCTTCTCTTTCTGGGGTATAGGAAGTAAAAAAAGTAGAACCACTATGTATAAAGCCTATATGAAAACTAGATACGTTGTTATAATTATAGGCAAAGGCATTTATAGATAATGTCTTTTTATTAGGATCTAAGTCTGTAATAGAATTTATTGCTGTACCCGATGCTGATCCTTGATATCCAGGTGATGCAGATATTACGGTCAATACGTCTGTTTGCTCATTCTCAAGTATTAGCCCAACTGGGTCTGATGCTGAAGAAGAGACTATATTGCTTAGGTCCCAATTAACAATGCTTTTATCTTGTATGCTTAATTTTGATATAAATGAAAAGTCATCGTCTAATGCCCATAGTGCAAGTGGATGCTCTGCAAAGATTCTTGCGGCATAAAGATTTGAGATTTGATTAGACATGTATACCTCTAATCTATTTTAGCACAAAAGGCTATTTTGAAATATCAACTATTTCACAAACTCCAGCAACGCAAGACAATTCTTGACTGCCAGTTGTTCCATCTTCTGTTTCATAAATAGTCATCATATCCCAACGGATTGATTCTGGCATTTTCTTTACTGCCTCTTCGTATTCTTCTTTTGTAATTTCTTGATATGGTGCTTGCTTGTATGAATGCTCTGAGGATGGCAAGAATGACACCCCACCAATTGAATCAAAGTTATCAAATACCCATGCCCCAACTCTCATCCATTCATCTTCGTGAACGTTAATTGTTACACTTGGATTATGCTCTGTCCAGTGTGTTCTGTAAATTTTCCACATTTCTAAGTGATCTATTGCTGTTAAGTCTTTTGTAATAGTGGCATTCTTTGGAGCCTTTTGTGGAAAATAAAATACTGTTGTTTGATCTGGCTTCATAACATCTGCTTCGTATGGAACTCCAGAGTCTTTTAGAAATTGAGTTAATGGATCTTTGTTATCTCCACGTACACTTCTAATGTAGTATTCTGAATACCATGGATGTATTCCACTTGATACTCCAGTTAACTGACTTACTGTTCCAGATGGCTTAACGCAGGTAATAGAAACAGATTGATTAATTCCTAATTTTTCTGCTTCTAATTTATTAGATTCAACTGAGTGCTCTCTTAGTCTAACCAGTAATTCTTTTAATTTATCTCCAGCGGTAGAAGTTAATTTATTTCCATATATACCAGTTAAAGATACTCCTAGTAATCTTTCTTCTTCACAATTATCTTTCCATGTCTTACGAAGATATTTAAAGTTAGTTAAAGTAGACTGCCAAGTTCCTAGAATTGTAGCAAGTCTAATCTTTTCTAATAACTCTTTTTCAGTATCATCTGCAGAAATAACAACTTCTGTTAAATTGCAAAACTCATTTGATCTTAGTAAAATTTCTCCACAAGGATTTGTTCCTGATATTTTGCTTGAGTCTCTACGTCCAAATGAATCAACGTGCTTACGAACGCTATCCATATTATAAATACCACGTTCTCCAGATTTTGAATCATAGAGGTTTCTCCACTCACGAAGGAACTGTGCAGTATTTGGTTTTGAATTATAAACAGCAGAATTATTTGCTAAGGCACGTTGTCCATTGACTTCCCACCATTGACCATTTTTTGCTTTTGCCATTTCAAAATCATCTAGGTTAGAAAGACTAATAAGTGCACTTCTTCTAACTCCTCCAACAACAACAACCTCACCAATCTTACACATAATGTCA